GCTTCCAAATCTGCCATTGTGTTAATATATCCGTTTGCCATTTAATCACACCCCCCCAACTAGATTGTGTATATCACTCCACGACATCTCAGCCGCTTCGTCAATATTTGTCGGGAAATTTTCTGGGACACTGAATGCTACTTCTACATTCTTACGAATCTCCTCATCCTTCTCAGTCAAGGACTTCCTCAGTTCCGCAAACTCAGTCTTCAAGTCAGCGACTTCTGAACGAGCATCATATGCCGCCTTCTCAGCATCCTCCTTCTTAACTTCACTCTCTGCCTCAAATCGTGCAGCAAAGGTTTTGTTCAAATCCTCATATGCAATCTTCTCAAGTTGTTCTGCCTTGAAAGCCTCGTAAGCCTTCTCAACATTCTCATGAGATAGATTTAGGGTACTGAAATCTTCATTAACATAGCCTGTTAACTTGATTGTCGAAGCCTTTGGCTTTTTATCTACAACAATAGTTCCGGCTTCATTACGAGCCTCATCCTCATCAAGTTCCTTTTTCTCCGTAGTTTCATCTTCTAACTCTTCACCCTCAGTCTTACTGTAGTCCATAGAAGCGGCTGAATCATCACCCTCTCCTTCTACAGTCGGCAACTCATCTAACTCTTCCTCTAAATCAGATGCGCCCTCGGCAGTTTCTCCTTCCTTGCGAATCTCTTGGACTTGAAGCATCAAGCCATTAAGTTCCTCAAGTGCTTTTTCCAGTTTTTCACTCATATTTTTTTCACCTCCGACCTCTTGTTTTAAGATGTCGAATCTTGCTTCTGGGTTTATTCCTTTTTCACAGATTGTTACTTCATGCAATTCTAATTTATCTATTTCGTTATACTTACCTAAATCAGAATTCGTTCTGCTTTTCTTGGAAATTGCTTGCCCCCCTATACTAAATGACCTTAGTGTTCCTTTTCTAATGCCTCTTGAAATTTCTTTTGCTTTTTCTATGTCTTCTCGGAGTTTAATTACTACATAGAATCCGACATCATCTACTGCTGTTTTGTGTAGAGTGCCGTTTTTATCTCTATACTGTTCTATTACCTCCCCGACTTGAACATTTGAATGATTTGACATTACATTTCTGTAGTTTGATTCTCCCATGAATTTGTGGACTGCATCGTTTAGTGCTTCTAATGTGATTAAGTCATTTTGCTTGTCAACAACTTCTATTGATGCATATCCTCCTATTATTAAATCGTCTGATTTTAATATGTCAAAAAAACCTTCTGTGCTTTTAATTAGTAGTCCTTGAGAACTAAGCATCAACTATAGCCTCCTTTTTTACTATATGAACTATTCGATTTTTTTCGGAAAAGACAAGGAATGATATTTATCTTCTTTAATATTCACAATCCCCTCTTCCTTTGATTCTGGAAGCATTTCTTGTTTTTTACCAGTCCATACTAACCATGACTTCTGTTCCTTGATAGGTATTACCCGAAAGTGTAATCTTGTCTCAAACTTATCACCAATAATTTTGTATTCATGATATCCATGTTTTTGTATTCCTACTATTAATTCTCCTTCATCTATTAATTTATGTTCATCCACATCATCACTTATGACCGCAGGGAATTTTCCAGATTTACCAAATAAGTCATAGATGTTTTTATCCTCGTCTAATCTAATAGTCCATGCCATTTTGTCATCTTTAATATCTAAAACAACATTTAAATTACCGTCTTCTCTCTTATATATTTTGAAAGTATCATCATTTCTAATCTCATCCTTCATCATAGTGTCTGGGTCTGCTTTGAACTTACCAAACCTTGAACCATCATTCACATATATTATCCCAAGTTGTTTAGAAGTTTCTCCATTATGTTCCTTTAACCAAGAGTATAATGCTTTAGGGTCACCATCAAATAGTTCTAATTCTTCAAATAATGGTCCCATTCTAGGATGATTCTCTACAAAATCCACAATATCATTGAATGACATTGGCTTTCCCTTTTCTTTTAGGAAATTATATATTCCCCTTCTAAAATTAACACGGGATTTATCAATCAAATCTACTAATTGTTTCTTCCATATGTCTATAGAATGTAATGCATTCTTCTGCATTAACTCATCTCCTTCAAACCCATAGATAGTGAATCCTTCCATATTATGCTTTAGAATTATTTCTGCACTACCATGTATGTTATCAGTTATGTGATATGATTTCTTTTTATCTTCTATTCCACTAGTCACATTGAAAGTATCTACTACTTTATCTGTTAAAAGCGATAGAGATTTTTTCGTTTTTTCAGATAATTGTATTATGGTAGATAATTTATCTGGAGAAGTTACTTCTGGAATTTCTAAGAATTTAGCAGAATATAGGCTAAATTTATTTTTATTCCTTTTCACCTCATCTACTTTGACTCTCATGATAGAACCAATATCTAATGATTTCTTAGTATTGAGGGCTTTACCAACTGAAACATATTTCTTATCATCATATTCTATGTTATCATATTCTTCTATTTCTTCAATACTAAGAGGCCCAACTCCCATAGTGTATGAATGTAAATTGCTCTTAGTTTTCTTTTTGTCTAATATAATTACATCCAAATCTACAAATTTTTTCCATTTAATCCATTTAGGGTTTTTCTTCATACCTAAGTAATAAGTAGATTCCATGTCTTTTATGACCACCCCTTCTGAAGTAGGTAATGCCATAATATCCATAGAATAGTCATTAACCTCTTTCATTGAATCCGCAATTCTAGTGTCCTTCTTAGACGGGAAGGCTAAATTTTCAGATGAGTGTTCTGAATACTGGTAGAATAGAATGTTTATCCTTTCTCTTAGGGGAGTGTCCATAATATTCTTTTTCTCATGCTTCATTATATCGAAAACGTGCGCTCTTAGTGTCCCTTCTGTTTCTTTATGGAAAATGTGTTTAACTGTATCTGCTCTATGTAATGCTTCATCTCCTTTGAATAACATGAGTTCTGCATCTAGAATACAATCTCCAAAATTCTTCTTTTTCATTTCCTCTATTTGTAGGGGGCATTTAGAGGTAATGTCTTTCTCATTGAATGAATATATTTTGATGTCATCCTTCTTCTTGTGTATTTGAATTCTCATTCCATCATACTTTTCTTGAACTAGATACTCACCAGAAAATCCCTTCATTTTCTCCATGTCCTTTATTTCAAATATCCTATACATTGGTTTATTCGGTATGACAAAACCTAAATCATCATCTTGTTTCTTTATGTCAGGTATATCTATTTCAATAATATTTTCTAATGCTTTTGTATCATATTGTTGTCTAAATATTTCCTTGAATTTTTTATACAACATTTTGAATTTAGGTTTAATTCTCTTTGTATCTTTATCATCACCGTAATGTTCTGTGATATACATGGGAATATCTTGAGCCTCTAAGTCTAATCCCATTTCACCATCAGAGATTTCATCTGGGGTTAAACCATTATCTTCATACAACTTATCTGGTAGAGCATTGGTATGAGAACGCAAGGCATAATGTATGAATGCAACAAATATAGAATCACTTTCTAATAGTTTTTCTATTACCTGTTCTCCTAATTGGTCAGAAAATGGGTCACTAACCTTCTTAGATTTAAATCTCATTTCCTTGATGGAGTCCCATAGTTTTTTGGCAGAATTGGATTCAGGATTATCTATTTCCTTATTGAATAAATTATCTTCATCTATGTATTTTTTCATCTCTCTAGTGAAATCATCCAAACCATCGAATTGCATTTGGATGCTTTTTACCGTTTTTTTCCACTTATCCCCATATTCAACAGGGTCTTCAAGTGCAGAAAGGTAGGAAAACCTACTTTTCTCAAAGAAATTCAGTATGCGCTTAGTAAGTGGCTTACTTTTCTTATCAAACTCAAGACCCGAAAGTGGCATTCATTTCACTCAACCTTCGTTTTCGTCACCTGCGAAGGCTTCATTGGCATCCTTTGGCATAGATGTTTTCTCTTCACTAGGATTTTTTGAAGGCCGCTTTACCTTAACTTCTTCACTATCATCTTCTATCTCAGCAACACTATTGTTTTCGTTCAATGATATAAGAAGTTCCTTAGCCTTAATCACGGCTAATTCTGCCAATTTCTCATCTCTACTAATTTTCGTATGAATGCCTATTCTAAAATCACTCATCATCCTTTCCCCCTGCTAATGCTGCTGCTGCTGGTAGCAATATGTTTTCTAAATCTGATTTCGCATCTTCTAAATCTAATTCTTCTTGAGGTTGGTCTTTCAAAATTTCTTGCCACTTCATTTAATCACCCTAGATTACTCATCAGTACATTCACATGGGTCTTTGCCACAATAAACACATCTCCTTTTCAAAATATCCTGCCACTTCATTTTATGCACCTAGAATGTTTCTACCATCTTATGAATTTCATCCCATTTCATATTAGCAACGGTTTCTCCCGTAATTCCACTTTGCTGTGTGGTATGTGGAGTCGGACTGTCATATACAACGAAGCCACTCTTCATCAGTAAATTATCCTTGTGATAAACTGCTGCTTCTAACTGTTTCACTTTCTCTACTAATTCTTTTAGTAGCATTACCATTTCATTATCTTCGCTCATTTTATCATCTCATTGTAGTAGTACGCTTACCTTTCCTAAAGCCTCGCTGAGTTTTTCCATTTCATCAGCAGTCATTCCACCCAAATCTGTTTCTGCCATCAACTCTTGCCTTTCTTCTAGTTCATGAATAACATTAGCCATATCTTCTTTCAAGAATTCTCTAGCCTGTTCTCTTCTATCATCGTCTTGAAACTCCATCTGTAGTCTAGTTTCCTCATCACTTGCACCTTGAGGAATATACCC